TATTGATGCCATTCTTGATTGTGCCGCAAGATATTAAAGAACGTATTAGTATTCGCGAACAAGAAGATGATTTAATTAGCCAAGGGGCGATGACAGAGGCTGACCGCATGGAGTTTAAGAACACTTCTAAAATGATTGCCCTATCTTCAGCCTCTTATACTTTTGAGAACCTCTATAAGACTTACAAAGAGTGGTGTGACAATATCTATTCAAAGGAGCCAACAAGTGCTACTTATTTTGTATCTCAATTAAGTTACGAAGCTCTCCCTCTAGAGATGATAGACTCTTCAATTACAGAAGAAGCGCAAAATGGTGGAGCTTCTCATGCTTCTTTCTTAAGAGAGTATTGCGCTCAATTCACTGACGGTAGCGATTCTTATTTTAGCATGAAGAAAATGGAAGAGTGTACCCTTAAGTTCGAAGAACGCCCCCATTCTCAAATTAAAGGAGATAGTGGTAAGCAATATATTTTAGCAATGGACCCTAACATGAGCGATAGTCCAAATGCTGACTATTTTGCAATGGGTATTTTAGAAATAGACCGAGAAAATAAGAACGATACCCTAGTGCATTGTTATGCTGGCCTTGGGAGCTTAAATACTCACATCAAATACTTCCATTACTTAATGACGAGCTTTAATATTGTTTACATAATCTGCGATAATGCTGGCGCTGATATCTTCTTTAATACTTATAATGAATCTCAATATGTGAATTCAGAATCTGAGAAGATTAAGTTTATTGATTTCGATTCTGATCTTGAGGGTATTGAATATACAAGGATGGTGCAAAAAGCTAAGAGCCAATATAACCTTGAGAACAAGCAGATAGCAGTCACTCAAGTATTCACTACTACGTTTATCAGAAGAGGTAACGAAAACCTACAAGCGGCAATTGATTATAAGAAAATTTGGTTCGCTTCAAAGACTGTCGCTAATGAGAATTTCTTTAATGAAGAGATTAATAAGAGGATTCCAGAAGAAATAATCTTCGTGGAAGAGAATAAGGACTGGAACAAACTAGACTTAATAGAACACCAAGACTTATTAGTTTACAACACTAAGAAGCAATGTTCGCTAGTTGAGTTCACTACTAGCAGTCGTGGTTCTGTTAATTTCGACTTGCCTCAACACCTAAAGCGTTCCAATTCTCCCAATAGAGCGAGAAAAGATAATTACACTGCTTTAATGTTAGCGAAATGGGGTTCCAAATGTTATAATGACATTATGACTACTGAAAATAAAATAGTAGCTGCGGGATTTACACCAATTTTAATTTAAAATGTGTAATTAATTATTAGGCTTATGGCAAAGGTTAAAAAAGAAAAAATTGAGGAATCTTCTTTCGCTCCAATGATGGTCGAAGGCTCTACCCCTGCTCATGGCGGAGTAGCAAGCAGAGTCACTGAGACGAGAAGCCGTAGAAATGCTGCGTCAACCATTGAGAGAACAGATCGTTTTCGCAATATCGATGAAGGCATGGTGCCATTTAATTATGCCACTGGCTATAACTATAATAAATCTAACATTGACGTAAGAGATACGGTAATCTTGTGCCAAAAAGCTTATTATAACTTTGGTCTATTTAGGAACACAATCGATTTACTATCAGAGCTTTCTTGCGGAAACCTTCACTTGAAAGGTGGAAATAAAAGTGCAAGAGATTTCTTCCAAGCCTTATTCAATAAGATAAATATCACTGCTCTTCAAGACAAGTTCTTTAGAGAATACTACCGCTCTGGAAACGTTTTCATCTATAGATACGACACTACCATTAAAGAAGAGGATATATCTAAAATTAGTCAAGTTTTTGGTTCGCAAGCTTTAGCAGCAAAAATTTCTTTACCTTCTAGATACATAATCATTAACCCAGCAGATGTTCAAGTCAATGGTAACCTTTCTTTTAATAGAGGGCAGTATTATAAGGTACTAACTGATTACGAACTTGAGCAGGTTAGAAATCCAAGGACAGAAGAAGACAAAGAGATACTAAACTCTCTTGACCCTCTTGTTAGGGAGCAAATTTTAAAAGGAAAATCTACAGCGGTCCTACTTCATTTAGACACAAAGAAGTTTTATGCTGTATTCTATAAGAAGCAAGACTACGAGCCCTTTGCCGTACCAATGGGATTTCCAGTTCTTGAAGATATAAGTGCTAAAATTGAAATGCGTCGTATGGATATGGCACTTACAAGGACAATCCAGCAAGTCGTTCTTCTTATTACTATGGGAACTGAACCTGATAAGGGAGGAGTGAACCAAGAGAACTTGAAGACGATGCAAAATCTCTTTACTAATCAATCGATTGGTAGAGTCCTTATTGCAGACTATACGACAAAAGCAGAGTTCGTTATCCCTCAAATCGCAGACATCCTTGATCCAAGAAAATATGAGGTGATCGATAGAGACATTAATATTGGATTAAATAATATTCTAGTTGGAAACGAAAAGTTCGCGAACACTACTACAAAAGTTTCTCTCTTAGGACAAAAACTAATACAAGCTCGTCAAGCTTTTATCACAGACTTCTTGCTGCCTGAAATCAAGAGAATTTCTAAAGAAATAGGGTTCAAAGTATTCCCTACTCCATTCTTTGAAGATATGGATCTTAAGACAGATCAAAACCTTAATAGAATTTATACTCGCCTTATGGAGCTTGGGGTTCTTACCCCAGAGGAAGGCCTTAAAGCTATTGAAACAGGAGTATTGCCAAGTCCAGAAGAGTCGCTCCAGTCTCAAAATAGTTTTATTGATCTAAAAGACAAAGGACTCTATCAGCCATTAATTGGTGGTCCTAAAATAGATGCCGGAAGACCAGCGGGAAGCACTGGCATCAAGCAAACAACTAAAAATGTTAAACCAGTTGGCACTTCTTCTAAGGCTAATTACAGCGTAACTAAGTTAAAAGATATAGTAGAAGCCACAAACAAATTAGGCGTCGAAGTAGAAAACATTTTAAAGAAGAAACATAAGCTTAAAAAGTTAAACGATAAGCAAAAAGAAGTAGCTCTTGACATCACAAAAATCATAGTCGCTAACGAAGAAAAAAGTAATTGGATTTCTAAGATCTCTGAGTACATAGAATCTCCTGTAGATAAAAATGAAAAAACAGTAGAAGAAATTCATGGAATTGCTTGCGAGCATCAAGTGGATTCTTATATGGCTAGTTTGCTTTACCATAGTAAAATCTAATGCCTACAAATAGAGTAATCTATAATAATCAGTTGCTGCTTGTTGGACCTGCTCCAGCAAGTGGGTATTATTTTTGTGACCCTAATGGCACTCTTTTGCCAACAGGAGTCCATAACCTAATCCAACCTCTTAAAAGAATAAATCAATTTAGTTATCAGATATCTACTCAGCCAGCAAGGTTTACTGAAATCGGAAACGCTTCTACAATTTACGATCACAACTTAAATCCACCAGAGATAAATCTTAGCTTCAATTACAACATTAAAGATTTAAGAAACGAAGCTAGGCTTGGTTTTTATGTAGATCTTGGGCCTCCAAATTTAGATCAATTTGATGGCGGGCAAACTTATCCTAGTGGAAACATTTTATCAGGATTCGCTTTTGGAGATCAAGGGTTTGCTTATAATACTGATTTAACGATACCGACAAATAACACATTCAAATATCCGTTTAAATACAGAGACCAAAGAAACCTTTTCTTGTCTATTAACCCAAATCCCGCAGATGTCATTAACTCTAACCTATCTGGATTCCCTGTGTTGGCTTTTGGTAATTGCTTCATCACCTCTTATGGAGTAAATGCTAAAATTAACGAGATCCCAATAGCTTCAGTTACTTGTACGGCGCATAATGTTCTTTATTATTCTTCCGGTACTAATGCAGTATCTCCATTTGTTGAGCCTAAGAGTGGACTACTTAATACGGGAGTTCGTTTTTCTATTCCTAATTATAATACCGCTTATGAAGAAATAGGTAACTCAATTTCAGTCTTGTTACCCGGAGAAATCACCGTAGATGTATTCGATGTAAACTCTACTTCTAAAACTAAATCAAATGTAATCATACAAGACTCGGCGATTCAGGGTTTTAATTTTACTATTCCATTAGATAGGGAACCCCTAAAGACATTAGGCTATGTTTATCCAGTAGACAGGCAAATAAATACTCCTATCACTGTTGAAGGAACTTTTTCAGCTATTTATAAAAATTTAATTTATTCTGGAGACCTAATATCCAACATAAAATCAGAATCTAAATACGATATTGTAATTAAGATGAACAAAGACTCTGATACTATTATAAGATATGATATTAGAGGAGCAAAGTTTAAAGACCTTTCTTATGACTCTTCCGTCGGCGCAAATGCTGTTTTAGATTTTAGTTTTTACTGCGATATGGACCAAAATTCTTATCCTCATCCGAATGGCTTATCCATGAGCGGCTTACTAAAAGGATTGAGCTACACAAACTTTAATACAAATGGGCCATTATAATTTCCTTAATTGCTAATTTTCAGTGTATTTATTATCAACTATAAATTATGAGCTTACAAGGTTTAGAAATTGAAATCATAGAATCAAAGAGGTCTGGGCCTAAAAGCTCTGCTCAGACGCCTTCCAAGCCTTCTGAAAGGCGCAGTGGTTCTAGTAAAAATCCTGCTGGTAGCGCAGGAACCAAAAGCGATAAGGCAATAGAGTTTTCTGCTAAAGTTGTAGAGATGCTTAAAAACAAAGTAAAGAATCATAATGCAAAGCATTCTAGAAAAGTTAATTTAAGTCAGTTAAAGAAAGTATATCGCAGAGGTGCTGGCGCATTTAGTTCTTCTCATAGACCCGGAATGACTAGAGGAGGATGGGCCGCAGCAAGAGTAAATATGTTTTTAAGAATGATGTCTGGCGGAAAAGTAAAAGACTCATATAGAAAAGCAGATCAAGACATAGCTAAAGCTTCGGAAATTGATGTTACAGGTTCTTGGGAGCCAAATGATAGTGATTTTTCTGAAGCAAATAATGATATTCAAGAATATAATCTTGATTACGATTTTGAAGACGAGAATGACCTATATTTAGATACAGAACAAGAAAAAGCAAACTGGCTAGAATATATTTAACATGAAAATCCAAGAACTCGAAATCGATATCTCCTTTAAGATTATCGCCGCAGACAAAGAAAAGAAAACATTAAATAAGCCATTCAGAACTCCTGATGGGCCTAAAAAGTTTTCTGTTTATGTCAAAAATGAAAAAGGAAACGTCGTAAAGGTTAACTTTGGTGATCCTAACATGGAGATCAAGAGAGACGATCCTGCTAGAAGAAAAAGTTTTAGAGCAAGACATGGTTGCGACAAGAATCCCGGTCCAAAATGGAAAGCTAAGTATTGGTCATGTTATCAATGGAGAGCGGGTTCTCCAGTTGAAGCTTCAGCAGGGATTTCTAGTTTAGAAGTAGAAGCTGGGAAAGGCCTTTGGCATAATATCCAGAAGAAGAAAGATCGTCTTGGCAAGAACTATAAGCCAGCGAAACCCGGAGATAAAGATTATCCAAAGCAAGGTGCCTTAAAGAAAGCTCAAGCAAACGAAGAAGAGTGGGATGGCATTACTTTTTGGGATGGAAGTGAGCTATTAAAAATTTGGCCTGATTTATCAAAAGCCGAAGAAATGATAGAGTCAGAAGAGAGCGAAATGGAAGAGTACAAGAACGAATATTTAGAAATGTCAGTTAGCTCTTTGAATTCTATTAAAACTCATGCGGAGAATATCCTTAATGCTTTAAATAATGAGAAAATTAAAGAAAACTTAACAGAGTCATGGCTGCAAGGCAAGATTGCCATTACTGAAGATTACATGGTAATGATTCATAACTATGTAATGTTTGCCGAAGAGTCTGACGCTAACTATATGAGTTCTGAACCAATGTTTATGGTTGGTCAGAAGGTCAGAAATGTGAATAAGAACTGTAATCATTATGGTAGCGAAGGAATCGTAAAAGAAATTAAAGATTTACCAAATCAAATGGGTAAAGTCATTTCATACGAAGTGATTAACGAAGGCCCAACTTACAAAAAGGGTGAAGTACTAACCAAAACAGTCGATCAACTATCTCGCGCTCAAACCTACGCTTCTTACGAAGAAGAGGAAGAGTACAAGTCAATGTGCGAAACAGAGGGCCAAAATTTCAGAGATTTCCTTCAAAAATGCATACCCTCTCAAGAGGGAACTGACAAAGAAAAATTTCAAACTTGCTTGCTACAATATAAAAAAAATAAATAATATATAAAACAATGAAATCTTTTATTCAACATGGCGTAGCTGCGGTAAATGGCCTCATAGCTAATTTCACTACTTCTGGTGTAGTCATTCAACCTCCTAATAGTGGAAATTCAAGAATCTTTATCACTGATGTAGTAGCAACTAACAACGCTATCACCTTGTTAAATGCAGGTGCCACAACTACTGGCAGTATTTTGGCTTATATTGCTCAAGGAAACTGCAACTTTTCTGTGCCTATAGACGTTCCTGATTTTTCGGGCGTTGCCATCGTTCCCGCTAACTCAATCGGCAGTATTAATTATTTCCTAGAATAATATGAAATTTGAATTCTCTACAACATTTAGTTCTTCAATCAGACCATTGGTTTCTGAGGAAAAAGATAAGTATTTATCATTAGCCAGTCTTATTGATGTGGGGAATTTTATTCCTAACGTTAATGCTGAGTCTAATATGGATCTTTTGCCAATTGCATTTAATGCTTGTGTCGTAAATCGTGTTAATAAAAATGGTGATGTAGTTGATTCTGCTATTGCTTCTGAGATGTATAAAAATTTCATCAATAAGCCAATCAATATTGAACACAATCGCGCTAATATAGTTGGCGTTATCTTGTCAGCAGGATTTTCTGAGTTTGGGACTGATGCCCCACTTACCGAAGAGCAAGTCAAAGACAAAAAAGAACCATACAATATCACCCTTGGCGGTGTGGTTTGGAAGATTGTGAACAAAGACCTTGCCAATACTATCGAAGAATCAAATGACCCTACTTCTAACAACTACATGAAGGTCAGCGCCTCTTGGGAATTGGGTTATAATGATTTTGAAGTAGCGGTATTAGAGGGATCTGAAAAGAATATTGAAAATGCTACAATCATTTCTGACAAAGAAGAGATTGAAAAGATCAAAGGAAAGTTAACCGGCTTTGGTGGCAGCGGAAGACTGAATGAAAATCAATTAATTTACCGTAAAATTAAAGGCCGAGTGCTGCCTCTTGGGGTTGGTTTAACAGCAAGTCCCGCTGCTGATGTTATCGGTGTTAGCGTCAGAAAACAAGAATCTGAACAAATTGTAGAGCAAAAAGCGGAAGAAATTTCACAAACGTTAGAATCTAATGTAATTATCGAAAGAAAGAATATGAAAATATCTGAATTATCTCAAATTACTGATGAGTTGCTTAAAGAGGCAACCGCTTCTTCCATCAGGGACTTTATTGGAGAGCAACTCAAAGATGCCTCTGAGAAATTCGCTGCTGAACAAAAAGCTAAAGAAGATGCAATCAAGGACGCTGAAGAGAAGTTCGCTAGTCTCTCTTCTGATTCTGAAAACCTAAAGAAGGAGCTTGAGTCTCTCAAGCAATCTTTAGAAGCTCTACAACAAGAAAAATCTTCCAAGGAGAAGCAAGAAGTATTCTCTTCCAGAATGGCTGCGCTTGATGAAGAGTACGATCTTGATACCGAAGACAGAGAAGTAATTGCTAACGATATCAGAGATTTAGATGAAACTTCTTTCTCCGCCTACCAAAAGAAAATGGGCGTCCTAATGAAGGAAAAGAATAAGGCTTACAAAGCTTCAAAAACTCCAAAAGAAGACACTAAACAAGTCGCCTCTTCTGAAGTCAAAGAAACTGTAGCCTCTACAGAAAATGCTACTGTCGTTGATGACGCTATTAACAATGGAACTCAGCAAGCTGATCAAATCACTGCTGGCATGGTTAATCCATCAAAGACTGTTAAGCAAAAATACCAATCAGCTTTTAATGACGAAGGCTTCGTTATTACAAAATAAACAAACAAATAAATATATAGGAAAACACTATGGCATATTCATCTACTAAAAGATTAATTAAACCATTTCGCGGTTATGGTGAGCATGAAGTTATCAACATGTTCGCTTTCGATCTCGAAACTGTAAACAAAGGAACTTTCGTTAAAGTCCTCGGCAATGGCTGGAAAAACTCTGATGATAGTTTAAATATCACATCAGCTACCTCCGTTGGCGCTTCATACTCTAACGTCGTTTCTGATCGTTACTCTACCACCGCTCGCGTTACCACTGCTGGTACTGGCGATGCTAACAAGGTCATTGGATTGCTCCTTAATGACGTTCGCGAAACTGACGAAAACGGCGAGAAGTTGATCTTCAATCCTCGTAAGGCTGCTGAATTGAGTGCTGTTGTCTCTGGACAAACTGTACCAGTTCTCAAGCGCGGTATTATCTTGGCTTATGCTACTGGCGCTACCGCTGGTAATAATGCCTTTATTAATACTCTCGGAGAACTAGAGTCAAATGCTTCTATTCACGGTTCTTATGTCAAAGTTGGAACTTATCTAGGTTCTGCTGACGATGATGGTTATGCACTATTGAACCTCGACCTATAATATAACCACTAACCTAACCAATTAATTAATTATAATATGAGACTTAAATTAAAAAATACGCCAGAACAAGTAGAGCTAATCAAGAAGGTTGGTTCTCGCAATGTAGTTGAGGCTGCTGAAGCTATGGAAGCCTTGGCCGCTTTCGTAGGACCAGTTATCCAAAAGGTCCTCGCTCAAGCTGGTACTGCCAGCATGATTTACAAAGACATGGAGTTTAACGAAGACGATAGTCCTTCTTATCCTCTTGATCTTTATTACAACGAGGCCGCTGGCCTAGTTTCCGTCTGGGCTCAAAATGTCGCTGGTGGTCTACCCTCCAACTACATGGATCAACCAGTTCAAGAGTTGAAGCTCGCCACCTACCGTCTTGACTCTGCTGTCTCTTTCAATAAGAAGTATGCTCGTAAGGCTCGTCTTGACGTAGTTAGTGGAGCTTTGGATCGTATGGCTCAAGAGGTTCTTATTAAGCAAGAGCGCAATGCTTGGGCTGTTATCTTGAAGGCTCTCGGCGCTGCTGCTACCTTGAATGGTCGTTCAGCTTCTTTTTCAGCCTCTGGAGCTTTGAAGCATCTTATCGCTCCAGTTGGTGGCGCAAGAGCTTTTGATCTAGGCTGCTTGAATGACTTGATTCTCCGCTTTAAGAGAATTAATGTTTCATTTGCTGGTGGTACTCCTTCTGATGCCTCTGCTCGCGGGTTGACTGACCTCTTTATTAGCCCAGAAATTAAGGCTAAGATTCGCGCTTTCTCATTTAATCCTATCTTTGCAACCTCTTCTACTACTCAAACTCAATTGTCTGAAGATGTTCGCACTGAGTTGTATAGAGGCGGCGGGATGGAGAGCTTGTTCGGTATCAACATTATCGAGCTAATCGAACTTGGTAAGAACCAAAAGTATAACACTCTATTTGATTCATTTGACGTAACCACTTATCCTGACATCAATGGTGCAAATGCTGTCACCTTCGCCACTGCTTCTCATGACCTCTCAATTGGTCTTGATTTGAGCCGTGAGGCCTTCGTCCGTCCAGTTGCTACAAACGCTGAGAGCGGTGGACAACTCACTGTTCTCCCTGATGACCAATTCATCTCTCGCGCAGAGAAGACTGGCTTCTACGGATTCCTAGAGGAAGGTCGCGTTTGCGTCGATGCTCGCGCTGTCGGTGGTGTTATCACCAACTAATTAAAAACTCTCTTAGTTTTAGCCCCAGAGGTAACCCCTCTGGGGTTTTTTATTTTATATTTTCCTTTATATATATTAGAATATGGTATGGCTAAAAAGAAGCAAGCTCTAGAAGATCTAAATCAAACTCATGCCAAGATTGAAGAGAAGCAGTACCAAACTCTCGATCAAATTCTTGGCGATTCTGGATCAGATAAATACGGGACTTTTAATGAAGACGAATATTGGAGTCAGTTGAATGCCATGACTAAAAGCGATCTCCAAAATCATGCCCTTAAAATGAGCCTTATCCCTGTAGATAATATGAAGATGTTGAGAGAGCGATTATTGAATGAATTTCGCAGACACAATAATTCTTATCTAAAAGTAGCCGGAAATCAAAGAGTCAGTGACAATAACGTCTCTGATATTGCAAAGAAAATTTTAGCCGAAGGAAGATAATAAATATATGGAACAGACCAATCAACAGCCACCCCAGCAACCTCCATCCGTTAAAGACCTGCCAGATCCTACCGCACAAATTGCCTTAAACACTTTTGTAGGTCTAGCTCGTCAGAGTCGATTGAGTTACGATGAGCATGTATACCTTGACAAGTGTACTGCGGCTCTTCAAAGCGTAGTCAATTCAGCGACGGCTCCAGAGATTCCTCCATTCCCGAAGATGCAACTCTAATTTAAATTAGATAGCAATCTTAAAAACGCAATCTTTAGCTCTCGATTTTTAGGGGGCTAGAGATTTTTTTGTGTAATTAATAATAAGGTTTAAGGTTTACAAATGGCTCAATTTGCTATAGATGAAGTTCTGACGACAGGAATTCAAATTTCTGGTTTTATATTTGACTATTCCAGTAGTTTAGGAACTCCCGGTCAAGTTTTAGCCTGTACGTCATCAGGCGTAATGTGGCAAGCGGATTCAAGTAACGCTGATCTTGCGTCTTTAAGTGGGCAAATTGCTGCTACTGGAACTTTATTAAATAATAGGATAAATTCTCTTAGCGGTTACTCTAATGCGACCTTCGCGACGATAACGAACCTAGCTACAACTGATTCTGCCCTTGATACGAAGATCAACACTCTGAGTGGTTACTCCAATGCGAACTTTGCTACGATCCTTAACCTAGCTGCTACTGGTTCGACTCTTGATACGAAGATCAACACCTTGAGCGGCTACTCCAATGCGAACTTTGCGACGATCCTTAACCTAGCTGCTACTGGTTCGACTCTTGATACGAAGATTAACTCTCTGAGCGGTTACGCAGGTAACACTTTCCTTTCTGGAGTCGGAGTATCCAACTACGTCCCTCGCTGGAGCGGCACTAAACAATTGGTTACAGGTAGTATTTATGATATAGGTACAGCAGTTGGAATAGGCACAACAAGCCCCGCTGCGAAATTACAAATATCAAAAATTGGAGATAACGGTAGCAATGGTCTTGTTGATTATGGAATAGTTACTGTTTCTTCTGGATACGATACTCAAGCAACTCTTGGAGCAGAAACAATTGGAGATGGTTATTCTAATTTAAATCTTGGTTCTAATATGGCTGGAGTTAGAACATTTTGGCATATATCTAAAAGACTTAGCTCATCAACTTCTCCGCATGCTTTACAGTATTTTTATTATAATGGATCTACTTTTAATGAACTTTTTACATTTGCTACTGGTGGAAGTTTGGGAATTGGTTCAAATAACCCTGCTGCTAAATTAGATATAAGACAGTCATCAGCTACTACAGCATTAAAAGTATTTACAAATGATACTACCACCGCTTATATCGCTCAATTTATTGGATACGATAATGCTCTTGGAGATACTACTAGAATGGTTATTCAAGCGGGTGGTAGCGTAGGCATAGGGACACTTACGCCAGCTTCAAGGTTAGCAGTTGAAGGCGGAAGCATTTCTACAGTAAACGCGACAGGAACTGATGTAAAATTAAGTTTTGATGTTAGGGCTTTAGTTGGTGGTGCAGTTGGATTTAATAATGCTGCTGCGACAAATGTATATGGTGTGGCTACAGGCCTTGCTTACCTTGGCGTTGCACAAGCGTATCCACTAGTATTTACGACAAATGGAACAGAAAGACTAAGAATCGCTGCTGGTGGTAATGTTGGTATAGGAACAACTGCTCCAGAACAAAAATTACATATTGCATCTTCTGCTGCTTTTGCTGCTATAAAATTTTCAAATAGCACTAATAGTGCCGGTATAATAAGTTATTTCGCTGATAATCTTTATTTTTATACATCAAATGCGCAACGTTTAACAATAGATACAAATGGTAACGTTGGTATAGGTACAACAAGTCCAGCCACATTGTTGCACGTTGATACCGCTGGCGCTGATGCTCGCATTCGGGTGTCAGCAGGAACAAATACTGTGCAAGGTGGGATGATTGCGAACACTGGCACTTCGCTTGTGTATGCTGGCTCAGTCACAAATCATGGATTCTCTTTAAGAACAAACGACACAGACAGGGTTCGAATTGATACAAACGGTAACGTTGGTATAGGTACGGCAAGTCCTATTGGGAAACTTACCGTACAAGGGAATATAGAAGTTAATTACAACTCTACAACCGCAGACAGCTTCGTTCGCAGAACGTTTCTTACATCTCATGCTCTAGTAAATAGAGGATCTAATATAGGATTTGGCTTAATCGATGGCGGTGGCCTAGCGGGAATGACAGTTTATAATACAGCATCAAGTTCGTCAGGATACAATTCTCAGTTCATTGGGTTTAACACTCATGAAGGTAATGTTAGTACAGATGAGAGAATGCGTATTACTCAATCGGGTTATGTTGGCATAGGAACTTTTACGCCTTTATCTTTACTTAGCGTAGGAACAGCAGGGTCAACTAGCGCAGCAAACGGTTTAACTTTTGGTGGCGATGCTAGCGCTAACTTGTACAGAATATCTAGCTCAAGAATTAAGACAGACGGATCTTTAGAGGCCGCTGTCGGGATAATTTCCCCAACGATTACTTCTTTGAGCGGAAACATTGCCGCAACTGGTTCGGTCCTTGATACTAAGATTAACACTCTGAGTGGCTACTCAAATGCGACCTTCGCGACGATAACGAACCTAGCTGCAACTGGTTCGGTCCTTGACACGAAGATCAACACTCTGAGTGGTTACTCCAACAGTACCTTCGCTACGGTAGTTAACTTAGCTGCCACAGGTTCGACTCTTGATACGAAGATCAACACTACGAACACTAACCTAGCTGCCACAGGTTCGACTCTTGATACCAAGATCAACACTACGAACACTAACCTAGCTGCCACTGGTTCGACTCTTGATACCAAGATCAACACTACGAACACTAACCTAGCTGCCACTGGTTCGACTCTTGATACCAAGATCAACACTACGAACACTAACCTAGCTGCCACTGGTTCGACTCTTGATACGAAGATCAACACTACGAACACGAACCTAGCTGCAACTGGTTCAACTCTTAACGCTAGGATTAATTCTCTAAGTGGTTATGCAGGTAGTACTTTCTTATCTGGTCAAGGGACAGCAAACTGGACCTCTCGTTGGAATGGCGCTAAAGAATTAATTACAGGTAGTATTTATGATTTAGGAACTGGGATAGGTATAGGAACCACAAGTCCAACTAGTAGATTAACCGTGGTGCAATCTGCGGGCGCAGATTCTGTTTTGCTGGATTTGCAATCTAATAATGATCCCGGTATTCGTTTTGGAAGACCAACATATGGATCATTAATAAGGCATATTTCTGATACTGTAGATTATATTGCTTTTAATTGTAATGGAGCTTCTCTGCCTTCTGTTGCTGCTACTGCACAAGTTGTTATTGATGAAAACGGAAATGTAGGCATAGGCACTACAAATCCTGCTCATAAATTAGAAGTATATAACACAGCAAATAGTCAAACATATGTAAGAATAAATAACCAAAATAATGGCATTTCTGCATATGCGGGGGTGGACTTGCAAAGTTATGGCGGCGGATGGCAAGTAAGAGTACCTGCAAGTACAACGTTTGTAAATCCATTGCTTTTCTCTTTTAATGAAATCGAAAGAGCGAGAATAACATCTGATGGTAAAGTCGGTATAGGAACAGCTTCTCCAACGACTCTTCTATCAGTTGGTGGCGCGGGTTCCACTGCCGCTGCAAGTGGTATAACTTTTGGTGCAGATGCTAGTGCAAATTTATATAGAGAGTCAAGTGCTTCTATTAGAACAGATGGCGCATTCTTAGCGGCTGGCCGAATAAGATCTTTAGATTATATTCAATTTAATAGTAATCTATACTCTAATGCTTTTACTAATCCTATTGATATTAATGTAGGAAATGTCGCAGGAAATGCTTGGTTATCAGCAATTAGATTCAATCAAGGAGGTTATGTTGGTATAGGGACAAATCAACCAAGTGGTAAACTTCATATCGTCTCTTCAGTTGCTGGTGAAACCGTTCTTCGAACAGACGGCACAAACGGAACCCTATTCTCAGTCGTTGATGACCTTAGCGATTCATTAATGTCAGTAAACAATTCAGCAGGTCTTCCAGTCTTAGAAGTCTTCGCTGATGATAGGGTTGTCGCTGGGCAATATGGAAGTGGAGACTTCGTTTTAATTAATAATAAAGTTGGAATTGGTACGAGTAACCCAGCAAATAAATTATCAGTAATTGGAGCCGCGAGTATTGGTTCAAATAGTTACAATGTATCTGCTCCAGCAAATGGATTAATTGTTGAAGGTAGTGTCGGAATAGGCACAACATCTTCTTCTTATAAGTTAAGAGTTTATGATGCTAATAATACCACTCCTCTAAGTATTGAACCCGGAGATAAAGCTGCTTTTAGATTTGCAGGTAATTCTACAAGTGCATATACTACAACTTTTAATATTAATGATACTGCATTATATATTGGACATGATAGCAGCGTTAGATCTTTCAATTTACAAACTAATAGTACAGATAGATTAACAATCAAAGGAGATGGAAATATTGGTATAGGCATAACAAGTCCTTTACAAAAATTGCAAGTCGATGGAGTAGTAGGAAATCCAGCTTCTGTAGGCGTAACTCAAAGTGGTATATTTAGAATCAGCAATACGACAGACAACGCAGTGCTAGATTTTGGGATTAGAGCGGGAGGCTTAGGCGCTTGGATACAATCAACTGATGAAACTAGTTTGGCGGCAAATTATCCTCTTTTATTAAATCCTAATGGCGGTAATGTCGGTATAGGTACAACAAATCCAACTGGCAAACTATCAGTTGATTCTTTTGGAGCTAATGCTTTTAATGTTTGCGATTCTTTTTCTTCTAATGTAAGAGTGACCGTTGCAACAGTCAATACTGCTGGATTCACTTATGGGTTAATCCAAACTTATCAACATAACACTAATACTGCTGGAGTAAGTCCATTAAATATTCAGCCTTTTGGTGGTAATGTTGGTATTGGAACTTCAGTGCCAACTGGATTACTTAATGTAACAAGGAATTCAAACACTGCTCAACCAATTGCATTCTTTAAAGAACTCTTTGGAAGTCCTGCCGCAACAAATATCCTTCTCTTAGAAAGAGGAAATAATTTAAGCGCAGCAAATCAAACGACTTCAAACGCTGGATTAAGGATAAGAGATCATTCATCAGACTATTCTCTGTCTATAGAAGATCATAATAGTAATGTAAATTTTGCAATTAGCGGATCAAAAGTTTTAGTTGGATCAAGAGGAACAAATTCTCTTTTAAACGTTGGTGGAGCAGGTTCTGCTTTAGCAGCAAGCGGCTTAACATTTGGCGGAGATGCTGAAGCTAATTTATACAGATCTGCCGAAGACACAATAAAGACAGATGGTAGTTTAATAGTTGCCGGAAATGTAACTGCCGCAAATCTTGTTTCTGGCAATGGCACTGCTAACTTTATCACGAAATGGAATGGCACCAAATCAATAGCAAATAGCCAAATCTTTGATGATGGCACTTATGTAGGAATAAATACTGCTGTTAATACTACATATAGGCTTCAAGTAATCGGCAGCTTCGCTGCTACAACAAAAAGTTTCGATATAACTCACCCAACAGTCTCTGGCAAGAGATTGGCGCATGCCTCTTTAGAAGGCCCAGAAAACGGCGTCTATTTCAGAGGCCGAAATAATAATAGCGAAATAAAACTACCTCATTATTGGTCAGGCTTAGTTCACGATGATTCAATAACCGTTGATTTAACATCAATAGGTAAACGTAAAGATGGTAAGGTAAGAGACTATAGTGTAGATCAAATAGGGGACAACAAAGTATACATTTATACAGATAGTGATGATAATATATATAATTATTATTATACAATTTTTGCAGAACGTAAGGATGTTTCTAAACTTGTAACTGAAAGGTATACGGAATAAAAATATGGGCGATATCGTAATTACACCAGCATCAAACGATGTAAATTCAACAGCGGGGACGCTAATTATCAGGACATCTGATGCTCAAGCGATGTCATTAAAGACGAGTGACACTGATAGAGTTTATATTACTTCTGCTGGCAACGTAGGCATAGGGTTAACAAATCCAGCTTCAAAACTCCATGTAAGTGGAGCCGCAGCTACAATAATGCGTCTTGACTCTAACACTTTGACTAGCGTAGCTCAATTTCAAGCCAAAGCAAACACTGATGGTGTCCTAATAGCAGGAATGTATGGTCCTAATCCTGTGGCAGGAACGGTATTCGGAGCAAATACTTCTGGAGCAGCATTTTTGGGCACAACTACTCTCGGCGCAGTTCATCCAACGCTATTAGCGATTGGAACTTCGAATACTATTCCTATTATATTTGGGACAAATGATATCGAAAGAATGCGTATTGCTGGTGCTGGTAATGTCGGCATAGGGACGACAAATCCTTCTACAAAATTACATGTATATGGTGCTGGCGGAGGATTTGAATTTGGAGTTGGTTCTTCAAATTGTTATATTGAGGCAATTGACAGAGCAGCTACGGCAGCATTCATCAATACATCTTATTATACAAG